ACCGTCACGCCTACCCTTAGGGCCTTTGAGGACAGCGCTGCCGGCAGCGCTGTCCTCAAAGGCCCTAAGGGTAGGCGTGACGGTGCCTGAATCGCACGCCACGAACCGACTGTTCCATACCAACTCCACCAGATGCGCTGCCAAGGGGCGCTACCACGATGGATCTCGACGTGCGTTGTGCCAGGGGTTATCACCACCTTGGTGTCAAAGGCCACGTCATAGGCCGCTTGCATGTTCGCGTTCAGATTCCCCAGGACGGTCAGGGTACTCTGTTGTTCTACCGGCATCGAAAGCTCCTATATCAATCCTGGGTGAATGTCGCCACAATCTCGATGAGCCTGTCGTCGGCCATACCGCGGATGTCTGGTGCTGGATAAACGGCCTCTACGTCCTTGCGCATTGAGAGCGAGCGAGGGTTGTAGGGTTTGCGTAAGTAAAACTTCGTGGCGCCGGCGAGAGCTATGCGAAGCGGTCCCATCGGTAGCCGTGATGGCGCCTGAATTGGGTACCACTCATCAAGTGCTCCTGTGAAGCTCCACCATATTCGCTGCCACGGAGCGCTACCTCGGTGAATCTCTACGTGAGTGGCACCCGCAGGAATTGTGACTTCTGTATCGTAAGTCAAATTCACAGCCGCCTGCATATTCACGTTGGGATTACCGTGTATGGTGACAGTACCTTCGACCTCTACGGGCATCGTAGCCTCCTATGAAATCACCGAAATGTAACCCCCTCCGCCGACTCTGTAGCCGTCCCACAGTTCGGAAAGCGTGGTGCTCCACGCGAGGTCGCAGTTCTGAGAAACTTTACGCTCTTTCACGAGCTTATCGAAGCCGTTGCCGGCATCACCGCCGCGAAGCCTGGCAATAGTCGTGTTGTAAAACTGCCACTTGTCGTTGATCATCTTCCGCACGTTACCGTCAGTGACATCCAGCATGTTACGCTGCATCCTTATAGACACTGACGTGAGCGTTCTGGCGGCGGCCTCGTTGACCAGCAAAAGTGCTGATTGGCCGTCTAGACTATTGATGGAGATATCCAGTCCCGGGCCACTCGGTTCCATAAGATTGTACAGGTGCATGGCGTCCACAAGCATCTCGGCCAAGAAGGTGTCCGGCGACTCCTCCCCCTCGATGAGCTCGTTGGCTTCCTTGTAATCTTGTAGAAAGCGGCGAAGCTTCCTAACCAGACTGACTGGAACCTGGTACTCGGCCATCAGAACAGCTCCATAAGCTTATCGGCCTTACTGACAGTCTTCTGCGCGACTGGTTTTCGCCCCCTTCTAGGAGGCCGCTTCTTAGGTGCGCCTTTCCTCTTTGCAGGCTTAGTGTCAATGAACGTCGGACCGGCGGGATCTACAGAACCCGCTTCACCACTATCACCGTCTCCCTCCCCCAACTCCGCTCCTTCATGATCCGCTCCACTGCCTGACCCCCCGCCTCCAGAAGCTTTCGCAGATCCTTCACCGTCAGGCTTCTCATTGTCCGATTTCCCACGCTGAATCGGACCATCTTCGCCGCCTGCTCTCTCATCGTCATCATCCCTTCTGCCATCGTCATCATCCTTGAGGAGCTCGAGGACGGGTGCTGTCCTCACTGGAGTCCCGTTCCGATCCTCAGCCTGTTTCGCGGCCATGACCGATGCGTCAACAACCATCGGTTCGGCTCCGGAGTCGTCCAGGGCATAGCCCATGGGTACTCGAACACTGAACCCAGGTATCCTCAGGATTCTTGGATTCTCGCCGATAACGATCTTGGCCACAGCATCAGGAACCATGTCACCAATGTTGATGATCAAACCGTCCGGGCCGACAACCAGGAATCGATCGCCATACCTTCGACGTTCATCAGGCAGAATGTCATCCAGGCGAGCTTTCACTGAGCTGCCTGGTTTGAATCTCCGCATCTGGAGATTCAGGGGACCGGCCCCGTAGTAGGTAATCTGTGCAGTTTTCACGACGCCTCCTTGTGCTTACCTGTTATGTTAGCGAACTGAGCCGAACCGCTCATGAGACCCTTAGCCTTAGGAATGTCTAGTATACGTCCTCGTCCAGATACAAGTCTACGCTTTGCCTCTAGCCTGAGGAACGGATTCTTCTCGAGGAGTGTGCTTTTCTTTGGCGTGGGCTCGATAACCATCTTGGAACGGAGTCTATTGGCGAGCTTGGCTAGAAGTGACGCCGTCTTAGTTTGGAGATCTTTTTTCTTCGTCAGATGCTTATAGAGGTCGTGTCCCCCCACTCCAGCGAGTGTGCCCGCGACACCGAGACCGGCGAGGAGTTCAATGATGGTGAGGCCCTTCTTCTCGATCTCGTGGGTAAAGCCCCTGAAGAAGGCCGTCTTCTTCATGCGACCGAATCTCCTAATCCTGGTGGTCTTCTCGATGGTCACGCCACCCGGGCCTTTCTCGAACTTGGACTTGATGGTCTGCCAGCCCTCGTTCCTCGGACCTGTTGCGATGTCCTTGTCGGAGAACCGTTGACCCTTGAAGATGTTAGCGACCTCATCCTCGTTGGCCTGCTTACGCATGCGACGATTCCTGGCATGAATCTTCTTGATGACCTCGGACATATCATGAGCCAGCTCGGGGTCTACTCGTCGCCGTTTGAGTCGTCTTGGCATCCTCAGACCTCGGTAAAAAAAGCCCCGCCCGCACTGCGGACGGGGCTTCGTTGGCTATTGACTCCGTCGTGGCTGTTAGACCACGGCCGGCAGTGCTGCCTGAAGGTTGTCGTTGATGATGGTGTAGTTACCGGCAGCGGTTGTGGTGCCGGCGGCATCCTGGAATGTCACCGGGAGTGTCATCCTGGCACCCTTGAGCAGGATGGCGCCGAGAGCGCGGATGTTGCCGAAGCCGGCACCCACGTCTTCCCAGGCTTCCATTTCGATCCAGCGTCCGCGCTTGTCGATGAAGAACTTGGTGTTCTCCAGGACCATGAAACGGCCGATGAACTCCGGGGCCGGGAACACATAAATGACGCCGGGCTCAACGAGGTTGTCGTTGTCGCGGATGGTCGTCACGAAGGTGTAACCCCCGACCGTGGTGTACTTGTAGCCGTCCCGGACGATCTCGGATGTGATCTCGAGGCCTGCCTCGGTCAGCGACCACGCTACGGTGTCGGTCCAGGTTACCTCGTGGAGCAGGAAGGTCCGTGCCTTCTGCTGCCGCGCGGCGGGGATCTTCACGAGGTCTTTCAGGACCACGCGGTTCCAATCGTCCTCATCGCTGAGAATGATATTGGAGTAGATCGCATCGCTGCGGTTGAGGTTGGCTGTTGGGATCGGCGCCCACGCACCGACTCCGCCCTTGTCCCTCTGGAGGAGGAAACGCATGAACTGCGCCTGGTCGGCGAAGTTCCGCGTGGGTGTGGTGGTGATAACACCGCGCCCCACGAGCTTGTTGTAGTTGAAACGGGTCCCGAGGAAGAGGCCCGACTTCACGTGCTGCATGAAGGTGAAGTCTTCCTGTTCCTGGATGTCCTTGGCGATGTTCTGCTCCAGCACCTTGGTAAGGGGCATGCGGTATGACCGCAGCTCCTGCTCGCTCTTCACGATCTTGTCGGAAGAGATGGTGTGGAACACGATCTTGTACCGGGGAGCCTGGATGTAGGTCTTCTCCGGTTCGCCGCGCCAGTTGATGTGCATGGCGATCGAATCGGGTTCAAGGTCATCGATGTACTCGAGTCCCTCGTCTTCGACTCTGCGCTGGCACTCCTTCTCTGTCACCACTTTAGGCGGCAGAATTTTGCGGCAGAAGGCGTTCTCACGGAGCTTTTGCTGGATATACAGGCCACTGGCCTGCCCGAGCTTCGTGAGCGCTTCGCCCCCGACCTCCAGGGTCTGTCCGAACAGTGAATTGAACTGTTCAGCGTTGAATGCGCCCGTATCCGACATCTCAATTACCTCCACTGAGAGCCTTCTACCGTTACCCTACTTCGCCAAGGAAACGATCCTGGCTTAGTACTGGGTTCCGATGGAGTTGTACATGAAAAAGATGGTGTCCCCTCGGATCTTGGTGATGACACCGAAGCTGATCAAGCCTGCGGCTGGGGCTGCAACCGCAGCCGGTTTGCCATGATCCGCGGCTGGCGATGCACCAGGAGCGATCGTGACGTGTTTGCCAACGGCGGGATCATTCGCCGGTGATGCCGCAACGTACCAGCGGCTAAGCGGGATGGCCAGTTCGATTCCGCCGCCCTGGATACCTGACAGGCCGCCGGCTTCGAGAGCCTGGACCGGTGAGGTGGGGTCGAACGGATCCGACTGGAAGTCTGTGGCGGATGGTGCGCTTGACACCAAAAAGTTGACGTACGCGACGAGATCATTCTCGTCCGAAAGGCGGCCGTAGCCGTTGGTGTCGTGGGTTACAAAGCGCCCTTCCTCGACGACCACGGTCCGATCACGCCAGTTCAGCTTCTCAAAATTGAAGGAGCTGAACTTTGCGTTGATCGTTACGATCGACTCGCTTTTTCTCTCCTGGGTCATAACTTAACTCCTTCTGTGAATTACCCGATGACTCCCCGATCCATTAGGTCGCTAAAGCAATCGGCGATCGGGCTCTTGCCGCTACTTTTATTGCGCGACCCTGATACCGGAGCTCCCAAGCGGGTCTCGAAACGATCGATACCCAATTCGTGTGCGGATTTGGTGACCTGGAATCGCATGGGATCAGACATGAACTCAGCGACTTTATCTATCGCATCGTTCGGATCAAGCTCGCCGTCAGCGATGAGTTGCAGCACACCCCTGGTGATCTCAAGTTCCTGCTGTACTGCTGCTATCTTCTCCATCGCTTCCCGCGCTTGATCCTGGGCGGTCTTGATCTGAACATGCTGGTCCATCAGCCTGTCCCGAACTCGAGCTGCCACACCTATTGCCAAAACGACGTTACCCATCTTATGATTCCAGTGAGATTAGGGCGTCGAGCCCTGCTAACCACTTGGCCATAACCAGGTCATTTCGACGCGCCAGGTACGCAACCTTTTGGAGTGCAAGCTGTTTATCTGAGTCTTCAACGGCATCCGTGAGCGACCCAATGATTTCATCAAGATCTGGACTCACTTCCGCCTCTTTCAGAAGACGCTCCCTGGACTCAACCTTGATTCTATCCAGGACAGACTGCACAGCCGCAACGTCCAAGACTACTCCTCCTGGTCGAGGTTGATCAGAATGGAAGCCGCGAGACGACCGAGCTCCTCGGACTCCTCTTCGGATCCCACCTTCTCGAGATCTTCTTCAGTGATGCCAGCGAGCTTGAGCGCCTCGGAGGCCAGGTTGCCGAGCTCGTAAAGCTCTTCCTGGGCTTCCTTGGACAACTCGTCGTCTTCTGACGCCACCTTTGTTGAACCCTCGCCTTCGGGTTCGGTGTTGGCGGCGATGTGGTCTTCGACCAGTTGGGCAGCTGCGGACAGCATCCCTGAGTCGGTCATAGGAGCCACTTCACCTTGGGCCTCAGCCTGCTTCAACAGTTCGACTGCTTCGTCGAGGAGCTGTTGACGGACTTCATCGCCTTCGTACGCAGCTTCAATAGCGGCGAGCTTGACGCTGAATTCCTGCTGGTCCAGGGCCTGAACGATATCACAGAGTCTCGTCTCGGGCATTTTGGTATTCCTCCTGGATTCCACAAATTACTTCGATGAGAGTTTCACACCACGCTGGTGTAGATCAACTACTGGCTGACGTTGCCAACTCTCTCTGCTTTGTTCGGGACCTTCGCCTGGGGAGGCTGAACGGCTCCGTAGGTTGTGTTGGGGTTGCTTCCCGAGATCTTGTTCTCGGTTACCCCGCCGCCGCCGGTTTCACCGATGGTGGCGCCTGCGGGTCCGGCACCGTGCCGTTCCTGCACCTTTTTCGCCACGCTCTTGAAGACCGACTGATCTTCGTTCACGTTGGCTTGTGAGGAGGGGACCATACCACCTTCCGCTGCCACCTTTTTGATCTCAGCGACGAACCCCTTACCGAACATACGGCCACCGGCGAAAAGGTCTTCCGCGACCTTCATCATGGGGTTGTCACTGCCAACAGAAGCGCTTTTCTCCAGGCTCCCGTCGGTCTCGAGTTCCTCGAGCAGACTGTCAATGTTGATGCCTACTACCATAGCTGACGCTCCTTAAACCTTTTTCAACTTCAACCCAACCAGGAACGGCGTTACCGGTCGGAGCCTGTCACTCGCAATCTTAACACCTGATAGGGCGTCTTCAATCGCGTTCGGGTTACGAGTCAGTAAAGTTCTCTCTGCCGCTTTCACCAGGTCTTCGACATCGAGCTGTCCCAGAACCCTAATATACTTGTTGTAAGCCTCACTGGCGCGCTTATCAAGACTCGCCCCGGGCCGCGGTCCTGAGATTCTTATAATTCTAACGACACGATTGGCAAATGGCGGATCAAATAAACTTCTGCTCTGAATCATGTCCTTGAACTTTGATAGGAGTCTGGGTGCTACTGAGTCCAAGTCAAGTCTATCAGGAACATTATCTGCATTGCCATCAGTAATCATGTCTACCTCTGGCCGCTTGAGGAGAATTCCAGAGGCTGTTGCACCGTTGAAGATATCCGCTTGAGATGTTGACGAGCGGAGATCATCCACAGCCATGGACGGAAGGCATCCTGTTGAGTCTTCATCATCCTTCACAAGCTTGGTAAGAATTTGCTGCACCTTCGGCTTGAACAAAGTCTTACCAAGGTTGTCCTGGCCTGGCTCGGCTGGGACCTCCTTGCTGATCTCGCCAATCTTGAATATGGTTCTCTCGCGTCGCATGGTCTCTTGAGCAGAAGCCACCTTTACAAAGTCCACACTCCGAATGGTGTAATCCTCGTGGCGTTGAACAACCGTGGGATTGGCAACTGGAAGATTTACACCAGCTATCTTGCGCAGGGAGTACGCCGGAGCAAACGCCGGAGAGATGACGCGACTGATGTCAAAGAACCTTGGGAACCAGTTCTCGGCCGCCACCTTTCGCCCATCTGGAAGTGTGACGTTGAGCAGCGTGCGAAGATGGTCGCAGTACTGATCCCGGTTCCTCGCGGTGTTCTTGCAGATCGAGCAAACATCGAAAGGAACTTTGCAACCCATGGACCACGGGATTGGTTGCCCTCTATCGATCATGTCGACCAGGTCAGGCGCTTTATTCTTGAAGATAAAAACAATAAGTTCTCCACGACGCATCTTTTCGTTGTAGGCGGCGCAGATAACCTTCTCACCAATCGAGAGGTCGGGATGCTTATTGTTGTGAAGGACGAATGGGTAGGCGTAGGTCTCAAAGATGCCAATTCCATACTCGGGGGGCGTGGGAAGACCCCTCTTGCTCAGAAGCGATTGAACGCTCGGAGGAGGAGACCCTTTGAGAAGAGACCACTCCCAGAATAGGTCGCCATTTTTGTTCGATCCCCAAGCCTCTTGGGCGCCAACGGCGTTCACGTGAACGTAGCGACCGTCTTCTCGAGGTGATAACGACGCCGCAGCCTTGATGAGTCGATCAGGGATATAGATCTCAGAGGCTGTCTTCTCGAATACACGTGAGTGGATGGGCAAATACGACGGGCCCCATCTGGCGTCATACGCCGGAAGGACATGTTTCTCCATCTCTGGCGAGAGGATCAGATCTGCTCTTTTATCTATCATCCGAACACCGTGGTTAGACTTGGTATGACCACACTCGCAACCTTTTGGGGAACTGGCATTGGTATCGGTGCCTGCCCCAGCCTCGGTATTGGTTGTCCTAACTTACCGCGTTCAGCACGCCGTTGCAATACGCGTTTCATGCGGGGAATTCCTGCCGAGCTATCAAGAAGACCAGGAAGACTCTGCATCGCCATGAAGGGCAGTACGCCGCCCAGGATGGGGCTGCGTATCCCCATGCCGTACATGATCGGTTCTATAGCGCTCATCGCGGCCATCTGCATGAGCATGCTTCCCATCGGGTTATTCACGATCTTCGCCCATGGACTGACTTTCATGCCATGCTGTTGAGCCATGCCAAGGATATCAGAGCGAGGGTCGGACACAGATGCCTGCTGCTTGAGCACGTCTTTCATCCGTGACTCTGTTACCGGGCGGTCTACCGTCGGAGCCGGCGTCCTGATCTTCGATGACAAACCTTTAACGAGTTTATCTAGGCCCGCTACGCCACCCTTTATAGCGGATCCCGCCACCGCCTTAGGCTGCATCGGTGCGTTAACAGCCGGAGGTCGTATCAAACTCTTAAACCAATCACCCATACCGCCCTTGGCAGTAATGGCAGCGTTCTTGTTAAGCGTATCCGAGCTGTCCCCAATTAGGCTGACATTGGTGCTGCCCCATTGAGGAATAGATTGAGCGGAAAGAATCTTGTAGGCGGGGTCAATCTGACGTTTCTTTTTTACGCCGCCGCCTCGCACCACCTTGTCGCGCAGACTCCGGTCCTTTGCCTGGGCCTTGAGGCCTAAGCCGCGCAAAGCCTGTTGCCTGACCTGTTCGGACGGGCGGGGAACTTTCCTGCCGGCACTGGACTCATACTCCTCCTGTGCCGATATCTCGCTCGAGCCCTGGGCCTCGGGCCTACTGAGCGTAGCAAAACCGTGCCTGCCCCTATGCGTAACTTGAATTCCGTCCGACATAGGTCATCCGAATTATGGGTGGGGCGGTCCACCAACGTAGTAGATTTTATCTGACTTATCGCTCTTGCTGAAATCAGTTTTGGCGATATCGATCATTGTTTTGGCCAGAACATTTGTCTGATCCTGCGTCGTTTTATTGATGTTGCCACTCTGGTTTTCAATGTCGAGCAGCTCTTTGATCATGTTGGGCGTAATGAGATCCGGCCCTGTCTCGTGCCATCTCTTCATGAGGTTGCCCGCAAGAATTGCGTTATGTGCTACGTGAGGCGCGAAAGTAGTCAAGATCTGGAAGTAGTGTGCCACATTCGGGTCATTACGAAGCTCTGGGTGCTGGCGAAGAATCCGTGTGAGCGAGTTCTTCAGGTCACTAGACTGCGTTACAGTCCGTATGCCAGCAGCCATGACAGGTACCGCAATAGTTCCTGCGCCCATAGCCGCAATAGCTGGCTTGTAGTGCTTTGACCACCACTCACCACCACGAACTAAGCCACCGCCGCCTGCCTTACCACCCCACGTGTACTTAGCAGCGGCCCCTGCACCGCGCCCAGCTGTCGCACCAGCACGGCCAACAGCTTTAAGCGCCCGCAGCATCGTGTCTCCAATGCCAGCATTCTTCTCGATGTGAGGGGCAAGATTATCGAGGATGTCAAACGCCTCCTTGGTGATGTGGCGATTGATTGCCGTCTTCTCACGAGGCTCACCGCGGAAGGCGAGATATATCGTGATGCGGCCGATCTTTTCGAGAAGTTCGTCAGGGGCATAGGCCAAGTGCTCGCCCATGAGGCGAGAGATCGCTTCCTTGTCTCCGGCCCTGGCATGCTTAACCATGCCTGCCACGAACTCACCGATCTCTGCACGCTCGTTCTCGTCGAACTTCCGCTCGCCGTAGAGACAGGCATATTTTTCGAATAACGACATGACTACCTCTACATTTGGAAGGCTGGGGCGTACCCCTGGTGGCCATAGTTTGAACCAGCGGGAGCTGATGGCCCCTGCATCTGAGCCTCGGGGCTCCAGCCACCACGACCTTCACGACTGAACGCTCTACCGGCGCCACGACCCAATGACTTCAGGATCGTGGGGCCTAGGAGGAGTCCTGCAAGAAGTGTTGCGGCGCCACCGGCACCTCCCATAGACTTCGCGCCGCCCCACATTTTACCTACGAGCCCCTTCTGGGCGGCCGGGGCAGCGGCTATCTTTCGTATCTCCACCACTTTTAGGAAGAGATCCTTGTCGGCCATGGTCGAGGCTTTCTTGGCCAGATTCTCCACTTCAGACATGAGATACTGTTCGGTATCCATGTTATCCGTGAAGGAGTTCATTCCCACTTCAACAGGGTCCGGAGCATCGTCCAGGATGTTGATGTGGTGGCTGAGAAGGTCGGTCTCGCTGATCTTCTTACGGAAGGTGTCGAGATCTATCTGGAATGCGTGGTGGCCGTTGATGACCTTCCACTCGCCATTAGGAATCTCAACCTTCTCTGCGAGCATCTTCTTGTCTACAGGGTGGCCAAGCTTTGTGAGATCGGCCTTGACGGCCTCAAACACCTTCAACCACACATTCGCCATCTTAGGGAAAGCGCAGCAAGCGTACTTCATGAGATCTTGAATGTGACCGCCATCGAGCAGAACATGGTTCTTGGCGGCATCACGAATGACGTCGTACGCCTTGTGAGTGGCGTCTTCGGCAGCTTGCTTCTCGAAGAAGAGGTTATCAACACGCTTCCTCAGCTCGTTAATTATCTCGCCGGCATTCTGCTCAGCGCGTTTCTCCATCAGCGCTTGAGTCTCCCTCGCGAAAGGCTGAGACCTCGCCACTTTCTCAAGACCAGCCATAACGGACTTTCCGAACTCCATACGATCGTTCATAGGCTCGAACATCTTGAGGACGGATGCCGTCTTCACTGTGCCCGTCTGGTCAGGATGAAGGATGGCCTGCACGCCGGCCAGTGACGCCAGAGGGAAGGTGAACGTCTTGTCACCAGCGGTTTTGAAGATACGCTCGTTCGCGTCCAGATTCGTCAGCTCGACGACACGCTGAATCTGCGTGGGTGACAAGTTGTTCTTCTCGGCGATCTTGGCCAGGGTGTCATTGAGTGGCACGTTCTTCTCGACGTACTGCTCCGACGCCATCTTGGCGAAGTCAACGAAACGAATTGGGTTGATGTCCACAGTAGCCTCCTACTTTTTGCCCATAGCCGCCAACAGCGGATTCGGCCCCTTCGGCTTGGGGAGGGCACTGAATCCAGCCGCTGAACTGCGCTTGGCCACGCTAAGGTGCGGTGTCTTCTGAACGCGCATAAAACCGCTACGCTCGGAAGGATTGGCCTTGCCGTGTGTAGTGACCTTCTCAGTCGCCGGCTGCGGGAATGCGAATCCCTGCTTGCTTAACTCGCTGAAGAATCCACCGACAAACGCCTGCTTGATGGTGGAGTCACTGCCACGAGTCATGAAGATGTTCTTGTTGATCTTCTGCTGCTCAGGGCCTTTGACGACTTTTCCGCTACCAAACGACAGTTTGCTGGGCTTGCCGTCAGGAAGGTCGGCCTTTTCCTTTGAATCGTGAGACGGCGTATCCTGTGACGAATTCACATCGCCGTCAGATCCAAGCATGCCTCCTGCCCCAAACCGGTCTTCGGCTCTCTTAGAGAAACAGTCCAACAGGTCGCTATATGTAATCATCCCAATCTCCAGAAGATATGTCCTCTAAGGTTTACTGTATAGAGCCATGATTTCAAGACTAGCCGTTGACGGCCGGCATGAGTGTGCGGGCATAGTCGCCATAATACTGCTTGGCGGCTAGCCAGCAGAGCATAGTAGCCTGAAAGGCGTCGTCTGGCAACGTATGGTCATATCGCATGGACTTGTGATAGTCATCATACTCGATAAAGATCGATGTGAAGTCGTCAATGAACGGCATCTTCGGGTTAGGATCATTCTTCATGATCTCGAACATTGGAAACCTGATTCGGGTCTTTTTGATGGCGTCAATGGTCGCCCGCATGTTCTGAAACCGATCAATCAGATATCTACCGTACTTACCAGCTCGGTTATCAAACTTAACCAGCGCCCGTTGCTGAGCTGATTGGAACTCAAGCATGACTGGGTCTGGCGTCCCCACATCCACCGGCTTCCACCCGTAGTTATCGATGAGATTCTCGTTGTTGATGTGGCCAAAGCCATAGTCAGACCCGCAGAAAACAACACCAAACTTGCGAGCGAGTTTATCAAACATGGCGGGTTGGGCTACCAGATCGGACCGTGCCCCCAGGAACTTCTCCATGTAGTGCACGCGGAACTTCTCGTCAGCACCGTAGGTACCAATGACCACGACGGTGAACGCCCTCTTCTTCCTGGCCTTACCCATCGTATCCGTGGATCTCATACCTGTTCCGTGGTCGATACCCATGAACATCGGGCGCCCAACGAGCTTGATGCCATCAGGATCGTCCCATGACTTTCGATCCTCCTCGCACGCATTCCGAATGTCCTGCTCCGTTAGAACCAGCTCGCCCTCCTCACTAGGAAGGCCGAGTACTTCATTCTGGAACACGGGGAAGGGTATCTCTGGGTCGTGGAGTTTAGAGTGCACACGACTAAAAGACTGAAACGGCACCTGGATCTGGCTGATTCTGAATCCAAAGCACTCGTCCAGTTTGCTGGGCCGCATTGCGACCCATTCACCGCCGTAGTCGTCCTTGTCGTGCGGATTCTTATGCCGTTTCGGGTAGAGCTCCTTGCCGCACTTGGTGCAGATGAACATGGTGTTGGAGATGACGTGCTCGTCCAGATAGTTCCAGTGGTGGCAACCCATGTGCTTACAACGAACCATCCACTCGAACTGACAGGAGTGGTCGTACCGCCGGGGGAGAACATTCATCTTCGATTTGGGTGTGCCCGTGTAAATCCTGAAGAACCGATCTGGCAGGGCGTGCGACTGGCACTCCTCGATGAACGGGATCTCATCTGAAATGATATCCTGGATCTCATCGATATTCACGAGGTCAGCAGACACGCCTCGCGTGGCATCAGCCGACAGGTAGCACGATCTGAAGTTGGCCATAGACCCGTTGTTGAACTGCTTCATCCCCACTTGCCATATGTTCATGGTGGATAGCATCTCGTCAGCGATCTTGGGCGAGTCTTCAGCGATCTTCTTGAACCGCTGTTGGCTGAATACAGAGACCTGGCTGAACCTGGGCTGGATGAATAGTGCCTTCATGCTCGGGATGGATGCCATGAGGGCGATTGCCTTACAGGCGGCCGTCGTGCTCTTCTCACACTGTCTCGCCCACATAAGGATCATGTTTCTAGACCCCTCTGGGTGCTTGACGCTTAGATCGTAGATGGGCTTGAGATAGGATCGATTGTGATGGATTGTCGCACCACCCATTTGCGGGATGATGTCGACGTACCTAAACGGCCAGTCCTTCTCAACATGAATGATGTCAGGAATGAGGTCTGAGATTGTGGTTATATCGCGTGTGGCCACACCCTCATAGAGCGGTGGTTCTTCGGCCACAGCCGTGGAAGTAATCAGGCGCCCCATGTCATCGACGAAGTTGATGTCTATTGGATCTTCATCGACATCCCTGACTAACCAGGCGTCACTACGCGCGCTCATTGGCAGTTTGCCCCTTTATCTCAGCACCAATGGTCTTGAATTCCCTGTCAGACGGGACGATCGAGATATTGTGGAAATACGCGCCAGTCGCAATAGGCTGATCGACGTCCCCGGTCATCTTCCCGATATTCGTGTACGTATTGATAACCTGGTGGATCTGCTTGAAGGCCTCACCCTTGAGCTCCGTAGCTGCGCATATTCTCCTCTGAAGATCAACAGCCGCTACCTGGAGTGTCTCCTGGTAGTGTGCATTCGATCCTTCTTTCACGCGCAACTCAACGGTTGTCATCCTCCTAGCGAGAATCTTGGGTCTCTTCTCTGAGGGATGAATGACTGATAGATAGTAACGCCAATCTTCCTCGGACAGCGACCCTACGTCATAGAACACAGATGTGTAGAGGTCAAGGGCCACATTACGCCATTGGCGTCTCGACAGCTCCTCAAGACCTGTTTGGTGGTCTGCTCGACTACCCCGGGTCGTAAGAACTGTCTCCAGGGTGGTCTTCACCCGAGGGTCTACAAGTTCCGTGAATAGATTGTCCATCCAATCGGGTAGGTTATAGGGCGTGATGACGCCGATGACGTTCAACAACATCTCGTACATGCCTCGTTGTTTCTTGGTCGGCACGCCCTGTTTCTTAACAAGGTCTCTCAGCTCCTTGGGAACCCTTGACACGAATCGCTTCTGGAGCTGTTTGTAGTAGCCAACACCGAATTTAGGCGCTGTAAGATTACGCTGATGTATTTCGGTTACTGCCTCATCAGGCGGTGTTGTGAGGAATTTGAGGCATAGAAACCTGTGGAATGGCAAAACACGCACGTGGTCGTTAACACCGAGGCCAAAGCTTGCTATATGGTTGCAGGCGCATCGAAGTACGAAATCATCCCTATCACCAATATCAAAGAACGTACGGCCGTGTCTAGACTTCTCTGCGGACACTAACAGGTGCCGTATGCCGTTGAACGTGGCTTGGGATATTCCGTACTTCTCGCTTATCTGAACGCGTGTAAGCATAGAGGGTATTAACCGTCATTTTCCATGATTGTGTGACTGTACTGGCGCAGATCGCGCTCAGCATTATCGAGGGCGTACATGGCCGTCTTCAACGGCTCCTGCGACACAGGGAGCCCCAGTCGAGATGCTAACAGGAGCTTGGCACACGCCTCTTTGGCAACACCAATCTTCTCGATCTGGTCCACGAACTTGTAGGCGTTTTCCTCGGTGATGAAGTTGAGGCCCAGCATGGCATCGACGGTGTTCTTGGCATCGTCATCGTCCACGTCCAGGGCCACCTTCACGAGTTTACGACCGTCAAGACTGGAGATGGGGAGCCACTTGCCGCTTACCGGCTGGATGAACGAGGCCTCCTTCATGAGGTTGGGGTAGGACCCGGTAAACCGGGGTCTCGCCTTCTCAGCAGAAGCCTGCTTGTCCATTGTCACCGGTTCCTGGGAGCCAAGGCCTACCATATGCTCACACGGGACGAAAGACCACTCGGGGCTGATGAAAACATCCTTACCGTCCATGTGCCAGTTCTTGATATTAGATGAGATGTGGATCTCCTGAACGCCGTGGATGGACTCAACAGCGGTCTTGTCGATACCACCCGGCATGGACGCCCGACCCCACACTTTTACAGGCTCAGTGGCGATAATGCTGCCGTTCTTCTGGAGGACAAAGGCCCCCCAACCATTGGGCGGTGCGCCGAAGATTGCCACCTTGTCGAGTTCCACAGGCTCTCCAA